GGTCTTTTGCTGGATCTGGTGCTGTTCTTGCTAGCACGCCAGCTCCTGATCTAGGACTTGAGTATACCTTCTCGTTTAGTCAGATTCAATATCTGGATCGCATTGATGGTATTTTCTTAGATAAAAAAGGAAACTTTATTGTCAAGGAAGGAAACTCTTCACTCAATCCATCCAAACCAGATCCTATTGATGATGCTGTACCTCTCTTCTATGCATATATTCCTGCATTTACGAAGACAACTAAGGATGTAAGAATTACTCCAGTTGATAACCGTCGTTACACAATGCGTGACATCGGGAAACTAGAGAAGCGTATTGAGCGCCTTGAGTATTATACCACACTTAGCATCCTAGAGCAGCAAGCTCTTAACATGCAAGTCAAAGATGAAATTGGACTTGATAGATTCAAGTCTGGATTCTTTGTTGATAACTTTGAGGCACATAGCATTGGTAACCTTTCCTCTTTAGACTATAGGTGTTCTATTGATAGTCAGCAATCTGTATTGCGTCCTCAAGCAAAAGAAGATTCTATTTCTCTAGAGGAAGTCAATGTAAGAGAAGATCAGAGAGCAGTCTCTGGATACAAGAAGTCTGGTGATATGGTAACGTTACCATATACTCCACTATCACTACTTGGAAATGACTTTGCGTCTAAGAAACTAAATCCAAACCCATTTGTTGTTCTCCAATATGTTGGTGATGGTGAAGTATCTCCATCTGTTGATCATTGGTATGATCAATCCGAGGAACCATTGGTAGTTGATACCAATACAAGTCTATTCAATATTTTCTTAGCAAAAGAAAATGTAAAAGAAAGTTTCTCAAGTCTTTTCAACTCTTTTGTTGTTAACTGGGTTGGTACATCTACTTCGTTTACTGCAATCAATTCGCTTGGTGAAGTTAATACACAGCAAGCCACAACTTCTGTTTCTAGTGCTTCTGTCGGTAGTTCTTCCAATATTAGTCCACAGAATAATGAAGTTGGAAAAGGCGTTCCTACCAAAGCAATTGGAGAAAGTCTAGTATCTACTTCTTTAGCATTCTTCGCTAGAAGTATTCCAGTTAGATTCGTTGTAAGACGAATGAAGCCTAACACCAAATTATATGTTTTCCTAGAAGGTAGAAATATTGGTCGCTGGGTCAACCCTGATCTCAGATTCACTGGTATTGCTGGCAACTCTCTGTCTGCTTTTAATGGTGAAGTTACTACAGATGAATATGGTAATGCTAGTGGTCTAATTATTGTTCCCGCTGGATTACCACCACTAGAAAATACTACTTGGACTGGTGATGTTGATACTGTTGCATATGACACTTCTGCAGAAGAAGTATCTGTAACATCTGGCGTACTAACTTTCAGATTTACTTCTAGTGCAACCAATGCTCCTAAAGAAGAAGTAGATAGTTACACAGAAGTTAAGTATTATGCTACAGGTCTCCTCCCAGAGAACCCTGCAAGCATTGTTTCTACAAAACCATCTTACTTTAAGTCCAATGAGGGTGTTCAGTTAATTGAAAGCAATACTGATAATCCTATCAGACCTAACCCTCTTGCACAGACCTTTAAGGTTGAAAATCTTGAAGGTGGATGTTTTGTAACTGGTGTTGATTTATTCTTCTCTAAGAAGAGTACAAATATTCCAGTCAAAGCTTATATCACAAATGTGGATGCAGAAAAACCTGCTAAGAATATTGTTCCTGGATCAGAGAAAACTCTTGCTCCAAATACTTTCCTTAAGTGTTTTGCAAGTGGTAACATTGCTGTATACAAGGGAGAGAGTGTAACAGGTGCATCTTCTGCCGCTTCTGGTCCAATTCTCCAGATCTTTGACAAGAACAATGTAGAACTAGTTGCAACTGCATCTGGTAAATATAGTCTCACTAATGAGCAAGTCTACACTGTTGTTCTAAGTAATCACAATGGTAAGTCTTTTGTACAGAATGAGGATTTAATTATTCCTTCTGTTACCGAAGCAAATGCATTGAATAATACAGATCTTGTTCTCTCTGTAGCGAAAGATAGTGGCAAACTATCTGGTATCAGAATTACCAATCCTGGTCAAAATTATGACAGTGCAATTCTAACTATTGAAAGTCCACAACTTCCTGGTGGAGCTACTGCTACTGCAAGCATTGAAGTGTCTGGTGGTAAAATCTATAATGCTGAGGTATCCCTTACTGGTTTCGGTTACACAGAAGCACCTTCTGTGGTCGTTAAAGGCGTTGGAAACGGTGCTGGTGGGTGTGAGATCCAAACCTTTATTGAGATTGATTCTCCTGCCGTTAGAATGGGTGTAGCAGTTGATGCTGGTGAAGTAACAAACTCCACAACTCCCACACATTTCGCATTTGATTACCCCGTATATCTACAGAATGACACTGAGTATGCTTTAGTAGTTGAAACTGATTCAACTGATTATGAAATGTGGGTATCCAGACTTGGTGAAACTGACATTGCAACCAGCACTGTTATCACCACACAACCATCTTTAGGTTCTGTATATCGTTCTCAAAACACCGAGAGCTGGACTGAGGATATCTTTGAAGATCTTAAGTTTACTCTATACAGAGCAGAATTTGATATCACAAGACCTGCAGAACTATTACTTAAGAATGCAAGTCTTGGATATGAGTTGTTAGATACTAATCCAATTGAAACAAATGCAAGTTCTAACTCTGCTTCTACATCCACTCTGTTCAAAAACAACAATGCTGTTGTTAAAGTTAATCACAGAGATCATGGATTTGAAGACAGTGGTGACTCCTATGTGTTCTACAGAACTGCAGTAGAAACTGGTGGTATTACAGCATCAACAATTAATAGTAACTTGTTCCAAGTTATTAACTCTGGTGTTGATTCTTATAACATCATCTCCCCATCTCAAGCTGCTGGCAATTCTCTAGGTGGTGGTACATCTGTATATGCAAGTCATAACAGAAAGTTTGAAACTCTATATCCTCAGATTCACTATCTAACATTTACAGGAACCACACTGGATGTATCTGTAAAGACAACAAATGTTGTCCCTGTTGATTCTTCTACGACTAACTACACGTCTTATTCCCAGACTGAGTTTGAGAAGACATTCCTCAATGAACCACATTACTTTACAAATCAAAAATTAGTCGCATCTGATATTAATGAGACTCTCAATAGTCTCAGCAGATCGTTGACATACAAGATGGATCTTTCTTCCACATCTTCTAACTTGTCCCCAATCATTGATCTTTCTAATGCTACCGTGAAAACAGTAAGCAACAGAATTGAAAATGCTGCAGGACAAGAAAATAGATTTGGTAGAAGAGATCAGGTTATTGAATTCTATCCTGTATATCAGTTTGAACTAGCTGGAAATGCTGGGACAGAAATTCAAGCAAACCAGACAATTCAAGGACAGACATCCAAGACATCTGGAACTATCGCAAGAGTCAATGGTCAAGTTGTTTATGTAAGAGTCAAGACTTCTCAGTTCTTTCAAAAGGGAGAAACTGTAGCACTCGGAAATCAATCTTCCCTGACAAATGTCACTGTAGATTCTAACCCAGTACAAGTCTTTGCATCTATTGATGATGGTTCTACTATTGTAGCAAGAAACCCATCGGTAATTCTTGAGACTTATGATAATGTAATCACTGGTAAGACAGTTATCTGGAACAGTCAGACTCAAGAGTTGACTGCAAGAGTTGATATCAAACCAATTAACAACAGCTATACTGATAGAATTGTTGATAATGCAGTTTACAATAGAAATGCAGTTGTTGGTGATCAACTTGCTGACATCTTCCGCGTAGGTGATTTCATTAAGTATCCTAACCAACCAGACGAAGAAGCAAATTATCTAGAGGTAGGAAAGATCACATATACCAATGGTATTGACTACGTTGAAGAGAATACTTCTAAGAATAGTTCTTCTGTTGCCAAGTATGTAACTAAAGAAG